CCCTGACGTGCCAGTAGATGAAGCAGCAGATGCTGTTATCAGAGCGCTTGATGGATATATCAAGAATCTGACGAAACGCACATGGGTAGGGCTAACGAACGATGACTGGATTCGCATCTACAACCATGCTGATAAATCCGCAGGTAGGGCGGCGGAACTCGCAGAAGAAATACTCAAGGAGAAGAACGGATGAGATATGCCGCCCGAATCGATGCCAACCAAGACCAAATCGTTAGTGCTTTACGCGCTGCTGGTGCTTACGTCTGGATCATTGGCTTGCCTGTTGACCTTTTGGTCGGGTACAACAATCATACGTTCTTGGTAGAGATCAAATCAGGGGCTAAAAAGCCTTTAACAAAGCTACAACAGGCTTTTTTTGAAAATTGGTGCGGAGGTACGTTGGCACGAATTGACAGCCCTGAAGCGGCTTTAAGAATGTTAGGGGTTGTTTAGTGAAGTACGACCTAATTGACCCGCAACAAGCCACAACGCTAATGCAAAGCCTATGGCCTAAAGTCAAATCGGCACTAGCGGCAGGCAAGAAGCTGACGTTAGAAGTTAAAGACGCAGGCCGAAGCAACGAACAAAACGAGAAGTATCACGCAATCATTGGTGACATTGCCCGACAAGCGCAGCACATGGGCGCTAAGTGGGATGCTGAAGATTGGAAACGTTTGTTGGTTGACCAGTTTTGCAAAGAAAACAACCTTGGCAACGGAAAAGTAATCCCAAACCTTGCTGGTGATGGTATCGTGCAACTAGGCTTTCAGACCCGTAAATTTACTAAAGAACAAGCAAGCGAATTTGTCGAATTCCTTACTGCATGGGCCTTAGAGCATGGTATTGCATTAAAGGATGAATCATAGGATGCAACATAGATGATGGTTCCCAAGTTCAATTACTTTCGTAGCAAAGCGCATCTAAAGAACGTAGCCAGCTTACCCTGCCAAAACTGCTACATAGAAGGCGAAACCCAAGCCGCCCATTCAAACTGGGCTGAACACGGCAAGGGCAGGGGAATCAAGGCAAGTGATGAATTCACAGCCGCTTTGTGCCAAAAATGCCACACAGAACTAGATCAAGGCGCAAGACTCAATAAAGAGCAGCGCCGAATGTTGTGGCAGATGGCTTATCAAAAGACCGTTTCCAGGCTAAAACAGCAAGGAAAGTGGCCTGAAGAACTCAATACTTCCGCATATTAGGCAGTGGAGCTGCCTTTTGGTTCGCTTCATGGCTGCGGTGCATTGGGTGAGCGTGAGCAGCGTCAGTCTTTTCGTGTTCTTTCAGTTCTTTTTCTATAGCCGCGACTTTACGAGCTTCGGCTTTGTACTCACGTTCCATGACGTAGTGACCAGAAGGTGTTGCTTTTTGTTTCGAAGCGGTGATGACAAATTTTGTAGCCATTGAAAAAACTCCTATAATGTCTTCACATTATGCCATTGAGGGCGTAAAGTAACCAAACAACTTCCTAAAGGAAAAAACATGGGCAAGATGGATTCAACCAAAGGCACTAAGAGCGTTACTGGTGCTACTGCTCCCAAGGGCGCAACATCTTCTGACATGAGCGGTGAGCGCATGGAAAAAATGCGCGGCGGCGTGGCTATGGGCAAAGAAGACAAAATCGGTTCTGACAAGCAGTTCAACACTGGTCGTACCGAAGGCATTTGCTACACCAAAACCCGTAGCGAATACCGCTAAAATAAGCGAAGCCCAAACAGTCGGACAGGACTGAATGGGCCTCTAGGCATCACAAATAAGGAGATTTGCTTTGCTTACTAACAATTGTAAATCCTGTGACCACTTCTTTGATGTGGGGCACAGTCTTGGCGTTTGTAGGCGTTACCCTATTTATCAAAACCGTGGTCCACAAGAACGCTGCGGTGAGTTTTCGCCTATTCCTAAAGTGGAATTGATCGAACTGCCTGTGGTTGAAATGCCAGAGGAAGCCCCCAAAGTTAAGCGTAAATACACGCGAAAGGGGAAAGAATGATTAAGCCACTAAGAGACAAAATCATCGTAAAACCTGAACAACGTTTTAAGTCTGAACTGTTGGATTTAAGCAAGGTAGAAGGCGCACAGACGACAGGTTTTGTGGTTGCTTTGGGTGACGAGGCAATCCGCATGGGCCTGAAGATGGGTGACAAGGTTCATTTTGGAACTGTGGCAGACACAGCGAAAGATGAATATTTAAAGTTTGACCCAATCAAAATGGGCGAAGACACCTGTTTGCGGATGAGCTGGCAGGATGTGTGTTTTGTTGAAGAATGATTGTCAAGGAAAACATTTACACGCTGGCGCTGGCTTACACAATAGCCAAGAAGCAGTTGGAGTTCTACAAAAAGAACAAAAACCGTTACTATGTCAGCCTGTATAAAGGAATTGTGTTTTCGTTTGAGGAACGTTTTAGGAACTTAAACGAAGACATTGATGTGTTAGCTTATTTTGGAGAAAATGGATGAAAGAGCAGATTCAAAAGCGCATGGATGAACTGATGGCACAAGGTCGCCAGTTAGAAGTGCAATTGCACATGATTAACGGTGCTTTAGAGCAATGTAAGTGGCAATTAACCCAACTGGAGACACAAGATGCCCCTGAAGAAATCAGCCAGCCCGAAGGCGTTTAAAGAAAACATCAAAGCCGAAGTGAAAGCTGGCAAGCCAGTGAAGCAGGCGGTGGCAATTGCGTACTCTGAAGCGCGAGAAGCCAAAAAAGACAAAAAGAAAAAATGACCGATACAACCGAAACCCAAGAGAAGCGGCCTGTTGGTCGCCCATCACTTTATGACTTCGCATATTGCGAAAGGGTTATTGAATTGGGTCGTCTCGGTAAATCTGTAGAACAAATTGCTGCTAATTTAGGGTTTTCCCTTCGTGTCTTATACGATTGGAGAGATAAGCACGAAGAATTTCTGCACGCCTTGGAATATGCAAAGGAATTAGAACAAGCCTGGTGGGAAGAACAAGCCCATCTTTACATGCTTGAGGTCAAGGATGGTCCTAAGTTAAACGCTTCTTTGTGGTCTCGGAGCATGGCTGCAAGGTTTCCCAAGAAGTATCGTGAAAGCGTAAAGACTGAAGTAACGGGTGCTGATGGAGCGCCATTGCTTGCAGGGATTAACGTGACTTTTGTAAAGCCTAATGAGTGACCTAAAAGGCGCAATAGCTAACGCACAGTTCCCGATCAAGCTGCAATGCTTGTTTGAGAAAAGCCGTTACAAGGTTCTTTACGGCGGCAGGGGTGGGGCAAAGTCTTGGGGTGTTGCTAGGGCGTTATTGATTAAAGCCGCCAAAGACCCGTTACGCATCCTTTGCGCCCGTGAGTTTCAAACATCGATTCGGGATTCGGTCCATAAACTCTTATGTGACCAGATCGAGGCGCTTGGCCTGATGTCGTTCTATGAGATAACCCAGACCAATATTCGGGGTAAGAACGGCTCAGAATTCAGCTTTGTTGGCCTCAAAAACAACGTGGCGAACGTCAAATCCTATGAAGGCGTGGACATTTGCTGGGTAGAGGAAGCGCAAACGACTAGCCGATTAAGCTGGAACGTGCTAATTCCTACCATCCGTAAAGAGCAATCCGAGATTTGGATCACGTTCAACCCTGAGTTGGAAACAGACGAGACTTACCAACGATTCGTCATCAACAAGCCTGAGAACGCCATCGTCGTCAAGGTTAACTGGTCTGATAACCCGTGGTTTCCTGATACCCTGCGTGAGGAAAAAGACGCGCTAAAGATGCGTGACCCGCAAGCCTACAACGTGGTTTGGGAAGGTTTGTGCCGCCAGACTGTAGATGGCGCTGTGTTTGCCAAGGAAATGCAGTTTGCCGAGCTTGATGGGCGAATCACTAAAGTATTGTACGACCCAACAAAGCCTGTACACGCTATCTTTGACTTGGGATGGTCAGATGCAACGGCTATTTGGTTCCTTCAATTCGTCGGTATGGAAACCCGTTTGATTCGCTACATTGAGGGCAATCAGCAGACCATGAGCAGCTATTTGGCTAAGATGCAGACGTTTGGGTATATCTACGACACGCTATGGTTGCCACACGATGCCGAAAACAAGACTTTGGCAGGCAACGGCAGAAGCATTGAGGAAATCGTCAGGGCTGCTGGATATAAGACCAGAATCATTCCTAAGACGCCGATCATGGATAGTATTAACGCTGCCAGGACAATCTTTGCTAACTGCTGGTTTGACCGTGATAACTGTCATGAAGGTTTACAGTGCTTGAGGCACTATCGCTACGATGTAGACCCAGACACCAAACAATTCAGCAAAACACCTGTTCACGACCAATATTCGCATGGCGCAGACGCTTTTAGGTATATCGGTCTGATGGTGAACGAACCCAAACAAAGGAAAAAACCCAAACCAAATGCGTATTACGGTGGCGCAAACAGTTGGATGGGTTGACAAAAAGGCATAAAATTGCCGCATATTTAAGGAATGGCTATGGCAAACGATACAGTCGGCGACCCACGAATAGACGAAGCGAAGCAGTTTCTAAAACTGGCTAACGATGGCGACACGATGAATCGCCAAGAGGCTCTAGAAGACATGAAGTTTGTCGGCGGTGAGCAATGGCCTGTTGAACTGCAAAACTCGCGCAATCTTGAATCACGCCCTGTCCTTACCATTAACAAACTAGACGGATATTGCCGCCAAGTCGTTAACCAGATCAAACAGCAACGCCCAAGACCAAAAGTCCACGGGATGAACTCTCAATCCGATGAAAAGGTTGCAGAGGTTATTCAGGGCATTATTCGCCACATCGAGGCTAATTCACGCGCTGACGTTGCCTATGACACCGCTGCCGACTATGCAGTCCGTATGGGTTGGGGTTACATCCGTCTTCGTACCGACTACGTTTCCGAAGATTCTTTTGACCAAGAAATTTTTATCGATGCGGTAGATAACCCATTTACCGTTTATTACGACATCAATTCAGTCGCCCCTGATGGCTCAGACGCAGAGCGTTGTTTGATTACAACAATGATGCGTAAGGCTGACTTTGAGAAACTTTATCCAAACTCAGACACTATGTCGTTCTTGCCAAGAGGCACAGGCGATAGTCAGTCTGAATGGATTACTAAGGAAGACATCCGTTTGGCTGAGTATTTCTACACAGTCAAGGAAAAGGCAGATTTATACCTGTTGAGCGATGGCACTTCGACATTTGCTGAAGACAAAGACTTCTTTAAGCGTTTGGAAGCTGTCGGCGTAACGGTTGTGGACAAGCGGCCTTCATATAAGAAAACTGTCAAGTGGTGCAAACTGACAGCGGTTGAGGTTCTAGAAGAACGCACATTGCCAGGTCGTTATATCCCTGTGGTTCCTGTTTATGGTCGTCACATCGTTATCGGTGATAAGCGGCATAAATTCGGCATGGTTCGCTACGCCAAAGACCCACAGCGTATGTATAACTTCTGGCAGACCAGCCTGACTGAATCTGTCGCATTGGCTCCAAAAGCCAAGTGGTTGATGGCTGAAGGTCAGGATGAAGGCCACGAAAACGATTGGGCACAGGCAAACATCAAGTCTTTCCCATTGCTTCGTTATAAGCAGACAGATATTGACGGACAACCAGCCCAACCGCCACAACGCCTGCAACCAGAACCACCGCCTGAAGGCATCTTGGCTGCTACTGGTCTGATCGACAACGACATCAAGACCATGATGGGAATCTTTGACCCTGCTCAGTTGAAGCAAGGCAATATCTCAGGCAAGGCGCTAAATGGTCAGCAACAGCAAGTTGACCTGTCAAACTTTGACTTTTACGACAACCTGACAATTTCCCAAGCGCAAGTGGCTCGGATTATTCTGAACTGGATTCCAGAGGTTTACGACACTCAGCGGGTTATGCGGATTATTGGCGACGATGGCCGCCCTGACACCGTGACGATCAACGAGCGCAACGAAATCGGTCAAGTAATGAACGATGTGACCGTTGGCCTTTACGATGTGGTGATGGACACAGGCCCAGGCTATAACTCACGCCGCGAAGCCGCTGTGGAGGCCATGACTCCGATCTTGGCGTCTGACCCTAACCTGATGGCTCAAATTGGCGATTTGTGGTTTAGAAACCAAGATTTCCCTGGTGCAGACATCATTGCTGACCGCTTGGCGACGATTAACCCATTGGCTCAGATTGACGAGAAATCAGACATCCCGCCACAAGCGCAGATGATGATTAAGCAGTCTCAAGAGCAAGTTAAGCAGTTGCAGCAGCAGTTACAAGCCCTGCAATTGACCATTAAACAGCGTCAAGACATTGAGCAAGTCAAGCAAGAGGCTGAGACTAAGCGGGTTCTCATTAAAGAGACAAACCGCGCACACGACATTGAACTGCGTGACCAAGAGCGCCACACCGACATGAGAATGAAGGTGGATGCACAGGCTCACGATACGGTCTTGAAGACCCAGACACAGTTAGAAATTGAGCAAATGAAAGCACAAGTGGCTATTTTGTTGGCTGAAATGGACAGACGCGCTTTGCGTGATGCCAGTGCAGAAACTACAGAGCGAGCCATCTAAATTCGTGGTAAATTAACCACAACCTTACCCGTCAGGTAGACGGGGTAAATTCGTAGGGACACGTAATGTCTGAAAAACAAGCTAGTCAAGTATTGACAGGCGAAAACGCAGCGGAATTTTATGCAAACAGATTAGGTTTAGCTGAAT